TAGTAAATATGGAAGAATAGGAACTTCTGGCTATCAAACAAAAACTTATCCAATATCTAAATGGGAATCTACATATAAAAGTAAAATTAAAAAAGGATATGTTGACCAATCTAGACTTGTTGCAGAAACTACTATCACACCAAATAAGAAGAAAGAATATCTTGATATTAATAATCCTTCCATTGCACAAATTGTAGCAAGATTACAATCAATGGCACGACAAGCGATTAAAGACAATTATACTATTTCTTCAAATAATGTTACTCAGGTTATGGTTGATGAAGCACAATTAATTTTAAATAATCTAATTAATATTGATGATATTGAATTATTTAATAAGGTATTAGTTGATTTATTTAAAACTATTCCTAGAAAAATGGGAAAAGTTAAAGATTATTTAGCAAAAACTGATAAAGATTATTCTGAAATACTTCAAAGAGAACAAGATTTACTTGATGTAATGAAAGGTCAGGTTACTCAGCATTCTATTGAAGAAAAAAATGAGGATAACGATATTGAAACAGAAGTAGAAAATAATAAAACAATATTAGATGCAATGGGATTGCAATTTGAAGAAGTTACACAAGAAGAATTAAAAATGATTAAGAAAGAATTAGGTGAAATTAGTAATAAGTTTTACTCTGCATGGAAAGTTATTAATTTAAAGACACAAGAAAGATATGAAAAGTTTGTTGCTAATGAGAAAATTAAAGACCAAAGATTATTATTTCATGGATCTCGTTCAGAGAATATTTGGGGTATTATTAATTCAGGATTAGTTTTAAGACCTTCAAAAGTGGTAATAAATGGTAAAATGTTCGGTTTTGGTTGCTACTTCGCTCCAAAGGCAAAGAAATCACTTGGTTATACATCTTTATCTGGTTCTAGATGGTCTAATGGTAATTCTAATTCAGGATTCATGGCATTATTTAATGTTGCCTATGGTAAACCATATGATGTATATTCATTTGATAGTAAGTTTTATAATCTTAATTATGAGAATTTACAAAAAATGTGTCCTGGTGTTAATTCACTTCATGCATATGCAGGTAGTATGTTATATAATGATGAGATTATTGTTTATAAAGAAGAGCAAATGACTATTAAGTATTTGATAGAATTGAGATAGTATATTTTAATTATTTAGTTTGCTATTCAAGAGAGAATTTAACTAAAATAAAAAAATAAATTAAATTCTCTCTTGACAAATTAACAGATTGAGAATATAATAGTGAAAGTAGGGAAGAGTTAAGAAAATAAACAGAAATTAAGAAAAAGTATCAAATTGCACCAAAAATCAAAAAAGTAAGAAAATATTAAGTAGAAAGGGTGATTTACAAAATATACCAATTTACAAACCCCTATAAATTAAGGGTTTAGAGGGTGTCAAAAATCGTAAAATCATGATAAATGGAATATTTGGTTATGATTTGTAAAAAGTTATGTATTTAAGATTATGAATTAAGTTATAAGTTAAGATAATATAAAAATAAAATTTAAAAAAGGAGAAATGTTATTTTATGATTAAAAAAGTACAGGAAATTAAACACACACTTAATGCAAAAGGTCAATTAGTTAAGATTGACGAGGAAGGATTACATATCTATGACAAGAAAACTGAAGAAGTAGAAGTTCTTAGTTTTGACGATTTTAATATCTTTGTTGGAAGTGAAATTAATATTACTGTGGCAGAATCAACTAAACAGGATATTAAGGTTGAAGAGGAAGAGGAAGAAGACGATGGTAGTGAGGGTGATGAAGAAAAATAAAATATAGAAAGAGGTGACAAATATTATTGGGGAAAGTTATAGATTTAACAAATCAAACATTTGGAAGATTAACTGTAATTAAAAGAGTAGAAAGAATTGAAAATAATAAATCAAGAGAAATATACTGGTTATGTCAATGTGATTGTTTAGGAAAAGATAGTTTAAAAATAATCAGAGGGTCGAGTTTAAGAAATGGTCATACTAAATCATGTGGTTGTTTACAAAAAGAAATAGTTAGGGAAATTAGCCAAATAAGTAAAAATCATAATACATATGACTTAACAGGTAAATATGGTATTGGTTATACTTTAAACAATGAAGAATTTTACTTTGATTTAGAAGATTATGATAAAATAAAAGACTATAGTTGGCATATTAATGCAGATAATTATGTAATAACTGGATATATGGTTATACTTATGCATCGTTTAGTTATGAATTGCCCTGATGATATGGAAGTAGATCATATATTTCATAATAAAAATGATAATAGAAAAGAATTTTTAAGACTAGTTACTAGAAGTCAAAACAGTATGAATAGAGATTTGCAATCAAATAATACATCTGGTGTAACTGGGGTTGTTTGGAGAAAAGATAAAGGAAAATGGAATGCAAATATAGGTAAAAACGGAAAATATATTCATTTAGGTTATTTTGATAATTTTGAAGATGCTGTAAATACAAGATTGAAAGCAGAAGATGAATATTTCGGAGAATATAAATATAAAGGAAATAAAAAATAATAATATAAAAGGAGAAAAGATTAAATATGGCTAAAGAAACTAAAGAAAAAACACCTCTAAAAAAAGGGACTTCTCAATTTCAACTGATCGGAATTGCGAAAGTTAACGATTATACTTTCAAAATTGATGAAGAATCAAGTTCTGGTTGGGTTTATAATGTTATGAATCTTGGTGTAGACTGTGGTAATGGAAATGTAGTTTATGCTGACATGATGGGTGGATATAGTAACAAAGGTGATTCTGTTGTTTATGTTCATGGTAAGAAAACAGAAGATGGTAAAGATAAAGATGATTATGAAAATAAATTCACTATTGATTGGGAAGATAGACTTGACGAAAATATTACTGAACAAGTTGGAAATCAATGTTTTATCACTGTAGGATTAGAAAAAGATGCAAAAGAAAAAACTTTTTCTAAAAAATTCTTATCTTCATATGATGCTATTGAATACATAAAAGAACATCTTACTGATGGAATGGTTGTTAATGTAAAAGGTAATCTGAAATATTCTCTATATCAAGATAGTATTCAAGTTAAAAAGGAAATTACTTCTGTATATCTATCAAAAGCAGATGATGTATCTAAATATTCTGCAACATTCCAACAAACAATTCTTGTTGATAAAGATAGTATTGGTAAATACGATAAAGAATCTGGTTCATTCCCAATCACTACATATGTTGTTGATTATGTTGGTAAATACGGTCAAGATAAGATTGAAATTAAACAAAATGTAGTATTCACTAAAGTATTCCAGTTTGAAGTCGCAGAAAAAGATTTAGAAAAAGGTGCAAAATTACTTGTAAAAATGTTTAAAGCAAAAAAAGATAATGTTAATGAAATCACAGTAGAAGGTATTATCGTTGAAGGTCAAGCAAAAGTTAATATTACTCTTGATGATGTACCCGAAGATATTAGAGAGTTAATTGAATTAGGTGCTTATACAGAAGAAGAAGCATTAGCAAAATGTGCTGTCGGAAATACTAGAGAAAAGAAAATGTTAATCAAAAAACCTGTTATTAAACTTGTAGGCGAAGGTGACGATAAAAAACCTGTAATTCAAAGAACAGATGAAAAATATAAATTTGATGATTTAGTATTCTTAAATCAATTGCTTAGTGAAAAAGAAGATAAAGGCAAAGATGATAAGAATGCTGATAAAAATGATAGTGACACAGAAGAAGAAAATTCTAGTGATTACAGTTTAGATGATTTAGATAAATTGCTTGCAGAAGATGATTAGAATATTTATTGATTAAAATTATTGGTTTATAGAAGGAGATTTAATTTCTCCTTCTATAAAAATAAAAGGAGGAAATAATTATTGGCATTAAAGCAATTGATTTAACTAATCAGAAATTTGGTAGATTAACCGTAATTAAAAGAGCAAAAGAAAATATATGTAATAAACCTGCTTGGATATGCGAATGTGAATGTGGTAATAAAATTACGACTAGAGGTTATTTACTTAGAAGTGGTCAAACACTATCATGTGGATGCTATAGAAATGAAATGATTTCAAAAGCAAATTCTAAACATAATATGAGTCAAACACCATTTTATTATATATGGAAAAGTATGACACAAAGATGTAATAATCCAAATCATCAATTTTATAATTATTATGGTGGTCATGGAATTAAAGTTTGTGATGAATGGCTGGAATTTAAAAATTTTATGAATGATATGTATGAAAGTTATCAATTACATAAAGAAGAATATAAAGAAGATACAGAAATTGATAGAATAGATTGTAATCAAGGTTATAATAAAAATAATTGTAAATGGGTAACAAGAATTGAAAATATGAATAATACAAGGAGAAATAAAAAATATGATAAACAATAGAAAGTTTGGAAAAAAGAATATAATAAAAGTAGATCCTTTGGCGTATAATATTTGCTTGTTAGGAGAACCTAAAATTGGAAAATCTACTGTTATTAAAGAAATGCTTGAAAGACTTATTGGTGAAGATGGGTATATATTTTTAGAAATGGCTGGAGAAGCTGGAGCGGATGCAATTAGTGGTATTGTTTATGAAGATGTTGACGATTGGGAAGAATTAGAAGATATTATTGAAGATATTGAATATAATAAAAATACAGAATATGCAAATTTAAAAGCTATTGTTGCTGATACATATGATGGTTGGATTAAATTAGCAGAAAAAGAAGCAATTCGTTTATGGAATAAAGATCATTCAGATAAAAAAGCAGATTCAATAGATTCTGCATGGAATGGTTTTCAAAAAGGTCAAGCAAAAGCGTTTGAATTAATGTTTGATATTGTAGTAAGATTAAGAAAAATTGGAGTTTCAATGATTATTATTGGTCATGTTAAGAATAGAGAACTTACTGATATTGCAACAGGTACTACATATCAAACACTAACATCTGATGTTGAAAAAATATATTTCAATCTTTTAAAGAAAAAGATGCATTTTATTGGACTTGCATATTATGATAGAACGATTATAACAGAAAAAACAGGAAAGAAAAATATTGTTACTAAAAAAGATGAAACTAGAAATAAATTAACAGAAGAAAGTAGAAAAATTAAATTCAGAGATGATAATATGGCTTTAGATAGTGGTAGTAGATTTGCAGATATAGTAGAAGAAATTCCACTTGATGCAGATTCTTTAATTAATGCATTGCAAGATGCTATTAAAGCAGAACATAATAAACAATCTGATGCAAAATCAATAGAAGAAACAAGGACAATTCAAGAAGAAGCAAAAAAAGAAGTTGTAGAAGAAAATGCAACAAAGAAAAAAGAAGAGATTGATGAAAAGAAAGAATTAGAAACAAAAAAAATATTATTAGAAAAATTTAAAACAACAATGAATATTTTAAAAACTGATGGAGATAAGGTTAAAAAAGTTTCTGCTAAATTAAAAGAATTAGAATTATTACCTAAAGAATTAGAATCTTCCAATATAGAAAAACTTAAAGAATTAGTAGAATTCATGGAAGTTATTGCTTATTAAAGGTTGAAAAAAAGAGGTGGTATATTAAAACCACCTCTTTAAATTATAATTATAGGTGATGAATATGGCAAAAATGACAGAGCAAGAAAAAAAGGATTGGAATGAATTATATCAATATATAAAATTAGAAATATTTGAATATGATAAATCACAAAAATTACCTTCATATATGGCATTAAGATTAAAAGGTTTAAAAGAAGGTAAATTTATGGCAAATAAAAAAACTACATCTATGGCTAATTATGAGTATCAACATATTTTATATACTTTTAAAATTAATAAAATGAAAATAAAACAAATAGTTAGGTCACAAGATTTTAAAAATGAACAACATAAATTTAATACTATAATGATTATAATTGAAAAAGAAATTAATGATGTGGTAAATAGATTGAAACAAGTAGTTAAATCAGAAGAAAAAGTTGAGAAAATGAAATTTGAAAATATAATACATGAAGGTGCGGAATATATAAATAAGAATAATGATAAGAAAATTAATAAAGAATTAGAAGAATTATGGTAAGGATGGTGGGTAATGGCAGAAAAAAATAAAAAAGAATTAACACCTCTTGAGATTGAATTAATAAAATCAAGTAAAAAAGTGCAAGAATATAAACTTGCTTGCGAGGCTAATATTGTTTCCTCTTTATACAAGAATCCTGATTTATACTTTACATATGATAAATTAAATCTTAAAAGTTTTAGTAGTAATGTATGGAAGGTTTATTGGCAAATAGGTTATGACATTATTATTAAAGAAGGAAAGAAAACATTAGATGATATTACTATTGGTTTATATCTTGAAAAACATCCTAAACTAAAACAAAAGTATGATGAATATGGTGGTTATGATACCATTGATAAATCTAAGGAATATGTTAATGTAGAAAATATCAATGGTTATATTGATGAGTTAAATAAATGGAATGCAGTATTGCAATTGTTAGCAAGAAGATTCCCTGTTTATGATAAAATAAAAGAATTTGTGGATATGAATGTGAGTGATATATATGATATGTATGAAACTCAATTAAATCATATATTCATCAATGTTGAAGGAGAAATTAAAAGTCATAATTTATGTGATGGTATACATGAGTTATTAGATAAATTAGATAAAGGTGAAAATGTAGGTATGCCTTTGTATAATTCTCCTATTCTTAATAAAGAAATTGGTGGAAATTTACAAGGACATGTAACTATGCTAGGTGCTTTAAGTGGTGTAGGAAAAACCACAACAACAATAGAATTAATTTTGCCACAAATATTACATTATAATGAACAAATATGTATTATGATAAATGAAGAAGATGAATCAAAATGGAGAAAAGAATTAATTACTTGGGTAGCTAATAATGTATTTAAAAAAGATTTACAAAAATATATTTTACGTGATGGTGGATTTACAGAAGAACAATGGGAATTACTAAAAAAATGTGCTGATTGGATTGAATTAAAAAAAGAAAATAAAAATATTGTTATCATACCTTTCCCAAAATATACGGCATCATTAGCAATAAAAACAATTAAAAAATATTGTTCATTAGGATGTAAATATTTCATATTAGATACTATGAAGGTATCTGCTGATAATAAAAATGAACAACAATGGCAATCAATGACTAAAGATAGTGTTGATATTTATGATACAATTAAACCTGTAGGTAAGAATGTGCATATTTGGATTACATATCAATTAGGTAAAGATGCTACTAAGAAAAGATATTACACTAATGAATGTATCGGTTTAGCAAAGAATATTGTTGATGTCGCATCAACTAATATAATGATTAGAAAACCCTTCGATGATGAATATGAAGGAGAAAAAGCAGAATTAAAATGTTATAGACTGGAAGGTAAGAAAAAGCTCACAAAAATTCCTTTCAAATTAGAAAAAGATAAACATTATACAATTGTTTTTATTCCTAAAAATAGATTTGGATCAACAAATGAATATCAGGTTATAGCGGAACACGATCTTTCTAGAAATATTTATAAAGAAATAGGTATAGCAAAAGTTCCTATGGATTTTTAGGTAGGTGATTATTAAAAAGCATGACAGCAATAGAAATCATTCAACATATTATAGATAATGAATTAACAAATAAAATCATTGATAATTTAGGTTGTCATGATTTTAAAGAATATTCTACTGAATATAGATGTGGTATGCCAGAAAGTACAAATAAAACTAATATTGCAATTAAAAAAGATACATTAAAAACTAAAATATTTCAATCAGATA